ACGGTTAAGCCTAAGGTCAATTTCAAACTTGTTGTCCTTGTGCCTATGTTTGATAATCAAGGAAATTTAATTAACATTGAAGATTATTATCTGAATATAGTAAACAAGCTGGAAGCATCGAACATTGCTTATTCGATTGGATCTTTCAGCGCACCCGCAGTCTTGACCGGCGTGGCAGGCGATCTGCTATCCGGTGAAGTATCCATCAGCGTTCTATCCGATTGGAGCTAATACAATGGCTGATAATGACAAAGAGCGCGAGCGTTTCTTGACTAAAATCGGTCAGGTAAAGCCCGCGGAAGAAGCACCTAAACCAAAACCAACCGCTAAGAAAGACGAGGAATAGCCAACATGGCAGTTTTCTTAAACAACAAGGTCGGACTTAAGATCAACAATGTCGATCTTAGCGACCACGTAACTTCAATTACCTTGAATCAGGCTTTCGATGAACTCGAAGTAACTGCAATGGGTGACACCGCGCACAAGTTCGTCAAAGGTCTTGAATCCGCGACACTAACCGTATCATTTTTGAACGATCAAGCAACAGGCGAAGTTCTCGCTACTCTCAATGCAGCTTACGGCACAACCGTTGCATGGAAGGCACTTAATAACTCCGCAGTTGCAGTTGGAGCAGAAAACTTGCTATACAGCGGTGACCTGCTTGTGAATAACTTGACACCTATTAACGGTGGCGTTGGCGACATGTCTACAATGGACATCACCTTTACGGTAAACTCCGCAGTAACAGCGGCATCAACCGGCACGTTCTAAATTAGGAGAAATGGGCAATGGCAAGACTAAAAGTTACTAGGGCAGATGGCACAGAGTCGATCCACGAGATTACTCCAGCCATAGAGTATGCGTTCGAACTGCATGCGAAGAAAGGTTTTTATAAAGCCTTTCAGGAAGATCAAAAGCAGTCCGATATTTATTGGCTTGCGTGGGAGTGCTTGAAACGTGCAGGCGCACCTGAAGTTTATCCGTTTGGGGACAAGTTCCTTGAAACCTTGAAGGCTGTTGAGGTTCTAGGGGACGACTCCCCAAATGGTTAGCGCGTGATACTTGGACTTACCGAATAGCAGAATTATCGGTAAATCTAGGTATCGCGCCTAGCGAATTCATCAACATGGATAGGGATCTACTGAAAGCGTTTTATGCAGTAATCTCGAAACAGGCGGAAGATAGGAAAAATGCCGGTCGTAGTAGAAGGCGTACCTGAGTTAAAGAAAGCACTCAGAAAGTTCGCGCCTGACCTATTGAAGGAAATGAACGCTGAAATCAAGGTGGCGTTAAAAGAAGTCGTTAAGGATGCACAAGCAAAAGTTCCCGGACAGGCTCCCGGCGGTTTGTATAATTGGAACGACAATGGCATGGAAGCCCAATCACGCACAAGCCGTGAGCGCGGGTTTCCGAAATACAATGGTCGCGTAATCCGTAAAGGTTTGACCTATTCAATCGGCAGACAAAAAAGAAACCGTCAAGGTTTCGCCAGCTTATATTCATTGTTCAACAAATCAGCCGTTGGAGCAATTGTTGAAACATCTGGTCGCCTAAATGCGTACGGCAGACCACAGGCAGGCAACAGAAACAGCAAGAATAGCAAGCAGTTTGGTTCTAGCAATAATCCTGATGCTGGACGTAGATTCGTTGGTGCTATGAATGGCGTTGGTCCATTGAAGCAATATGACAAATTCAATCGTGGCAGAGGACGTTTGCTATATGCGGCTTATGCTGAAAACAATGGTAAGGCGTTGGATGCAACGTTCAAAGCCATTGACAAAGCGGCTAGGTTATTTAAGCAACGTTCGACAATGAGAAGGGCGGCATAATGTCAAATATTCGCATTGATATTGCTTCCGAGTTCAAGGATAAAGGGTTTAAGGCAGCCGAGAAGCGCACAACAAGCTTGAATCGCAAGTTTGATAATTTAACACGATCCGCCCGCCGCACATTCATTGCTATTGCTGGTTTTCAGGCTTTACGCCGTTCGGTCGAAGCATTTGCCGCTGAGGATAAGGCAGCCAATAAATTAGCCGCAAGCCTACGCAATTTAGGCTTAGCGTATAACACTAGGGCAATTGAAGAATATTTAGAATCAAGCGAAAAAGCCACAGCAATAAACAAGGATCAATTATCGCCAGCAATCGCACAATTGATCAGCACAACGCTCGATGCACAAAAGTCCATGTCATTGCTCAACTTGGCAATGGACATTTCGACCAGCACGGGACGTGATCTCTCATCTGTAACAACTGCGCTTAGTAGAGCGTACAACGGCAACTTCACGTCACTAGGCAAATTGCAGACTGCCTACACCGCTGCCGAACTAGAAGCAATGGGCTTTAACAAGAGCATCGAGGCATTAAGCACACAGTTCTCTGGCGCAGCGCAAAAAAACGCGACAACATATTCTGGCAAGATTGAATTGCTTAAGATTGCTTTTGGCGATGTAGCAGAGGAAATTGGCAAGGGTATTCTGTCTTTCCTCACTAGCTTGGGACAGGGTGATTACAACAAAGGTTTACAGAAACTAGTTGATTTTGGCTCAGCCATTGGCGATGTCTTTAGGCGTGCAGGCGTAAGCATTGAATACACAAAAGCGTTGTTATCTACCGGTTTCCGTATCGATGAAGAAGAAATGCGCAAGCTCGATGAAATTCGTGCGCGTTTTAATAACCCACAGGCAGCCGCTAACCGTGTTGCCAATAGTTCAGCTGCTAATCGTCAATTCTTAGCAGATTATCGCAAGCAGCAAACATTACAAAAGAAAATAGAAGCAGATCGTAAAAAGGCAGCCGCCCTAGCCACTAAGGCGGAAAAAGAAAAAGCCAAGCGTGAGCGTGAAGCTCAAATGCTCAAGCGAGCTGGAACTATCTTCGATTTAGAAAATATCCAAATCGTTGCAGCCCTACAAGGGCAAATCGATGGTGAACAGCGTTTGCGCCTAATTGCCTTGCTTGCTTTAAACAACGGTATAGCAGAGGCAGCGGATAAGGCGGCATCTGCTGTGCTTGCGCTTAACGCGCCAGCCTTGGCAAACCTTGGAGTAATTGTTAGAACAGGCGATACCATTGAAACGGTTATCGGTAAGTTAATCAATGCTCAAGCAAGGGTGGCTTTAGTAGATCTAGGCATTAGCAACATTCCTAAAGCCAAGAATCCGTTTGAAGCATGGGACAAAGTATTTAAAGACATCATTTTCAACCTAGACACCATTGCTGAAAAGTTAAAGAAAATGCCAAGCGTGAGTGCTAATGCTCAAACAGGTATTACAACTGCTCCAAGCACGACAGCGCCAGCACCATCGTTTACTGATCGTAATGCTCCAATTCCAATTTTCCCGGCTCAGCCAAGCATCGGAGAAGGTCCCGGTAAACCATATCTGCAAAACCTATCCCCTGACTTGCAAGACATCTTCGCTGGTCTTGGCATTAACTCCAAGACCCTATTTGATTTGCAAATCGGCGCAGAAAACGATAACCCGATGGTGATTGTGAACGTTCAAGGATCTGTTACAACTCAGGGCGACCTAGTTGAAGCCATTACCGATAGCCTGTATAAGTATCAAAAGAGCGGCAAGAGCATCCTTGTAGGCTCGGTAGAGTTGTAATGCCAGCACCAACAATTCGCGTATTTGTGGACTTTGATAGCGATACCGCATTTGAAACTGACCCGCTAATCCTTGGATCTGCAACTGAAGGCATCCTTGGGACTAACCGCCTAGGGTCTGGAACCTTGCCGGTTGAGATTACAGACCTGGTAACTCGCGTAGGTATCCGGCGCGGTCGTAATCGCATTACGTCAAAGTTTGAGTTCGGCAGCGCCGATGTGGTCTTATATGATCAAAATGGCGATTGGAACCCAACCAACAGCGCAGGCGCTTACTACCCCAATCTTGTGCCATTACGCCAGATCATCATTTATGCAACTTATCTAGGCGTGGACTATTACATCTTTTCAGGATATATCACAAACTACGACACAGGTTTCAGACAGGGTAACGAGGATGTAAGCACCGTAACCCTTCGCTGCGTGGATGCCTTTAAGCTGCTTGCAGGCTCGGCAATAACAACCGTGACGGGAGCAGCCGCAGGGCAGCTCTCAGGCGCTCGCGTAGATGCCCTTCTAAACGCCGTAGAATGGCCTGTAAGCCTTCGAAACATCGATGTTGGGGAAAGTACCCTGCAAGCCGATCCCGGCACGTCTAGGAACGTTTTAGAGGCATTACAGACGGTCGAGAATAGCGAGTTTGGTGGCATATTCATTGACGGTGAGTCCAGGATCAATTTTGTCGATCGGAACTCACTCATCACTAGACCAGCGACTTCCGTTTATACCTTCAGCGATACAGGCTCAAACATCTCATACACAAATGCAGTCGTGGCTTTTGACGATACCACCATCGCAAATGATGTGACTGTGAACCGCTTAGGCGGAACGGCACAAAACGTATTTGATCAACCTTCCATAGATAAATACTTTTTGCACTCAGGTATCCGGGAAGGCATCCTTGTTCAGACTGATACCGAGTCCCTAAATCAAGCTCGCGGCATCCTAGCCACACGCAAGGATCCTGAAGTCCGAATCGATAGCATCCAACTTAACCTGTATGACGATAGCAACCCAAATAAACCCTTGGCTGGCGTGGACATCGACCTATTGGACGGCATCACGGTCATCAAGACCATGCCAGGTTCGTCAAGCGTGACGCAGCCTAGCCTGGTTAATGCAATTCATCACGACATTACTAAGTCGTCCTGGATGACGACCCTATACACCTCTGAGCCATTACTAGCTGGTTTCGTGTTAGACAGCGCGATTAGCGGTATACTTGGCGAAGACGTGCTGAGCTACTAAGGAGCAATAATGGCAGGTGCAGGTTACAAACTATTTCAGACGGGTGACGTCTTAACGGCAGCTCAGGTAAACACCTACCTAAACGAGCAGACCGTGATGGTCTTCGCCAGTGCAGCAGCACGCACAAGCGCATTAACGAGCGTATTAGCTGAAGGCATGGTTTCCTATTTACAGGACACAAATGCGGTAGAAGTTTATGATGGTTCTAACTGGGTTTCCATCGGTTCATCTGGCGACATTACAGGCGTTACAACAGGCAGCGACTCAGGTTTGACAGGTGGCGTTACTTCAGGTACAGCTGACCTTAAACTTCAATTACAGTTCAACGCACAAACAGGCACAACTTACACACTTGTAGTTGGCGACCTAAACAAATTAGTCACCTGCTCCAATGCTTCAGGCATTACAGTCACAGTTCCACCGTCTGTGTTCTCAGCTGGTAATCAAATCCATTTGCAACAAATCGGGGCAGGACAAGTTACCTTCGCACAAGGCTCAGGTGTAACAATCACTTCAACAGGTGCTACCGCATCTGCACCTAAACTACGCGCTCAATATTCAGCTTGCACCATTATTTGCACCGCATCAAATACGTTCACTATCGTAGGTGACCTTGCCTAATGCCGATACTTGGTATCTTAGCCAGCTCTACGCGAGTAGCCGCAGGTGATTTTGA